CCCCGTTCTTTGTGAGATTCAAGGCCGCTTTCCCCGCCTCTAGTGAACCGAACATATCGATCATACTTTGATCGTTTTCTGCGGCTGAATCTGACATTGCAAGCAAGGCATCTTTTACACTTCCCCCATTCTTTACAAAGTCGGGAAATGTTGTACCCGTTAAGTCTTCGAATGCTTTGTTAGCTTTTGATCCCGACTTTGCTAATTCTGAAAGCATTGCTGAAATCTGTGTGCCCGCAACTCCCGTCTTACCCTCACCTAACTTCGCAGTTAAGTCAGCAAATAGCGCCCCAACTTCAGAAAACTTTATACCTAAAGCAGATGCAATCGGTGTTACTTTACCTACCTCGGCACCTAACTCTGAGAAGTTTGTATAACCTCCTTTAACTGTTGTAAATAATACATCAGAAACATCTCGGGCCTTACTTGCCTCCATCCCGTATCCGTTCAAGACCGTCGTAATAGCCGCGACCGCATCTGATAGCGAAGCAACGCCCCCTTTAGCCGCATCGCCCGCAACCTTTAAGAAGTCGACTACATTTTCTTTCGGTATCCCCGCGGATAAAGCGTTGTACATACCTTGTAACACATCTGTAATTGGGGCACCAAACTCTTTTGATATTTCTCTTGCTCCGTCTACCAATTGCTTTCTCATTTTATTAGAAGCATCGGGTATCATTGTAAATACCTCTCGGGTCTTTTTTTCCATGTCGATAAAGTCCTTAATTCCTTTACCTACAAACGCGACAATAGCCGCCCCCGCGGCAACAAACCCACCAATAAAAGCGCCCTTTAAAAAGCTCGAAAACTTCGTCCCTCCTTTCTTGGCTTTATCTGTTCCCTCAAGGAACTTCTTTGCATCAAGTCCGAGGGTTGCTAATATTGAAAACTTTGACATCAATTCCCCATGTTGGCTTGTTTAAGAAATTCGGCTTTAAGTTTATCAACTGCGGGATTAAACTCGATAGGAGTCCCACCATTAGTAACTGTTAAGCGTTGTGTAATACTACTCAACAACTGAAACATTTGACTTAAAGGAAGGTCGAGTATTTGCTCACTTGTCCATCCGTACTCACTTGCCATGAGGTCAATTACAGAACTTGCAAAGTGAGCATTGCTTGGACTACTTTCACCACCTTGGTTAATGTGGCTAAGATTGTCCTTTAAGTAATCGGTAATTTCTTGCTCTAGGCTTTCGGGAAATTTCCCCATGCCTTGCCTAAATGCTTTAGCCGCAGCTTCGTTTGGAGTAAACTGATCGGAACAAACCCATATAAAAGTAACTACATCTTCGTGCGTAGCATCCTTGCCACTTAGTAAGGGACTTTCGACTTGTTCAAGAAAGATTAACTTTCTTAATGTCATAGGAGACAAGAGTGTCCCCGCTATCTGATGTGGTAGTTGAACCCAAGCTTCGGCGCGAGATTTGAAGTCTTCGTTCTTCGCATCCGCAATTCTTTTTCGGTACTCCTCCCACAATGTTTGTGGGTTTCTTTGCACACCGATTTATACGTTTATTTTCTTATAAAAGTTCACAGAGACTTTTGTGTAATCTCCCTGTGATTGAGCCTCACTCACATCTTGTATAACATAAACTCCATCATTGTCTCCACTTGCGAGCGTAAACTCATCTCCGCGAGCGGGGGCAGTATCTGTTCCTTGAAGTTGCAATGTTGTTGATCCTTCTATACGACCTGGGACAATTGTTGAGCCTACGGGTTCTCCGTTTGAGTCATCAATGTCTACACGACTTGCAGTTGAGTTAAAACTCATTGATTCAGCGATGTATGTCTTTGCGTCTATAGTAATCGGACTGTACTCGATTCCGAATTTATGCGTTCCGTCTTTTGTAATAGCCATAGGTTTTGTTTTTTGAGTTATTTGAAATGAAGAAATTTCGTGTGAGTCGACCACTCGTATAGTTATTTGTGTCGGTAAAAGCGTACTAGTGGTAAAAGTAAAGCCCGTTCTTTGTCCTTGGAAAAACTTTTGAGTTACATTATCGCTATCTCTTTCAACCGCCTCATCTATGAAATCAATTCGGTAATTTGTTGAGGTGCTTGCGATTGTGTATTTCTCGTCTTCTAGCAATGTAATATCTTGCGAAGCGATCAGAGCAACGGATGAACTTGCGTCCCCTTTGAATTTGCCATTTGCAAGTTCTGTCTGACTTAGTACACCTTGTGTTATAGTCCAATCATCAAGTGTGGCCACAAGACCCCAAGATGAATCACCCAACACTCGCCAATAAAAACCGCCACTTCCATCCTTTTTTGTCAACTGATAACTGCTGTTGCTATCGTTGTAATCTGTAATATCAAGAATTTCGTCGACGGCAAAGCTTGCCCCGTTGTAATTCCCCGCTATTTTAACAAATGCTTTTGCGGTACCAACTGCAACAAGCGCATCGCCTGTCGCGGTAGTAGTCGTAGATGTAAAGTTAGGGTTTAGGATTAAGCTCATATTTATATGTGTTTCTAATATTGTATGTTGTGTCAACCTTTGCAGACAACCAAAAGGCCTCTGTGGCATCTTTCATCTTTCCTTGTACTTTTATTTACAACAAAAGAATTATACTTTCGGGCATCTGCTTCTAGTTTATATTTCTGCAAATTAGGAAAGTCTTTATTTGTTACATCATGTGCAATTAAAACCCCATTCGGGTTTAGCATATCGTATAGTTTCCCGCACCATTGGTCGCTTGCTCCATGTGCTCCATCTGAAATTATAAAGTCAAATCGCTCGCTTTCGCTTTGGCTTACATATTCTTTTTCGGACTGAGTTATAATATTTGCACCAAGCTTTTTTAATTCAATCGCAATCCTAGGAAGCTCGCCTTTCCAATCTTGCCAATTATCAACACACACAAGCTCAGAATTATTTTCATTAAATGTATTGGTCTGTAAAACAACCTGTGAAACATTGCCTGTACCCACTCCGAGTTCAAGAATCCGTTTGGGCTTATACGATGCAAGCAATCCCTGTATTAGGTACAAGTGGCACTTATCAATAGCTTGATACCCGTATGTAAATTGGTCTAAGTTTATCATGAGCAAGCCGCCCTTATCATGTAATCGGATTGAGTTACTCTAGCTGAACCCGATATCATTTGTGTTGATGACTCCATTCTTATGTAACTTACATGGTGGTCGGGCAAGTTACTTGTGTCAAAGTTATCTGACGATCGCAGAAAGATTTGTCGTACAGAAGAAACTCCACTATTGTGCTCCGATCTACTCGTTCCGTCGTCTGCATTTGTGATCACTCGTACAGACAATGTCAGATCAAACTTAGCATACTCGGGTAAAGTCGAGCCAACTCCATCTAAAGTCTCAAGAAAGTTGAGGCTTGAAACTTCTATCTCTATTCTTGGTGTTATGAATTGATTGTCATCAAAACCCTTAAATATCGTATAACCACTAATTCCATCCAAGAAACTTGCGACCGCATCCTCTATTGACTCCTCGATCTTTAGGTTCATTGGTTTGAGAATCTCCTATTACAAGTAAGGGTTAGTTGTACAGGGTCATTCTCATCATCATACTGCAACGCAAGCACTTTGACTTGCCGACCCGATGCATCTTCAAGTATTGAGCCTATTGATGGAAGTGTCGCATACTTAGTCGCATTCAGCGAATACTCAGTATTGGCGTTTATATAAATACCATTAACTTCTATCTCGCGATCCTCGTCCGTCTCTGAACAAGTAGCGATAAACTCTAAACTAGCTATCGATGCAGGAAGAACGCCCGTTAAGGGCGAACTTCTCTGATCGATAATGTGATCTAAATCACTACTCAGAAGGTCTTGCTTTAATTGGCTCACTTTTTATTACCTTGCGTAAGCGATTACCTCCACGCTCGGTAAAGTATCCAATCTTGTCGAACTGAATTGGGTCTTTTGTCTTCCATATCTCTAGAACTTCCCTAGCAGAACCTGTCTTGATATTACGGATAGTTCCGTCCTCAAGCATTCCGTATGCAGTACCTAACATCGTATTAAGCGTGTACGAGTCTAACGATTGCGTCGGGATTTACAGTTGTGTATCCGTACAAAGCTTCAATGGCCGCAACGGATTCGCCTGTATCTGCCTTATAAAACTGCCTGTAACCCATAGTCATTCCATCATCATTGGAAAGCTTGTCCGTGCGAGTGTAAGCGGCCTCGCCACCCGAGTTAGGTTGAAGGTATCTAAATGCAACTGCAAGAGCGGCGGGATGCACCAAGAACCCTACAAGGTTTTCACCATTCTCAGGAAGGGTCGGGCATTCATATACGGAAGGGATACCAACGATAGATGGTACATTTCCTTGTCGTATTGCATCAGAGGACCCATAGGCATCAGCAGTCAGTTCTGCAAATGAAAGCATTCCCGCATAGTAGTCAGAGTGAAGTATTAATGCACATTGAGCGGGGTCACCTCCGTTTCCAACCATGACTTTTCGAGCATTAATAATGTCGTCCAAAGACAAACTCGTAGCAGTTGCTGAAACCGTTTCGGATGATGAAAAGTTACTAGCGACAACTGTTGAACAAATACTAACAAAGATTTCGTTTGCAAGATCAGCACCTTTTTGTGCGCCAAAACGCTCAAGTGATGCCACCGCGTTTTCACTTACCTGTGTATCGTTCAGCGTCCAATTAGTAAAAAGATGTGAATCTAGTTGTACCGTTGCTTCATCAATCTTTGAACTTTTATCCGCATCATACTTTGTTGTACCCGCGGTAAAAGCAGAAACAGTAGAAGTACCATCATTAGCAAACTGAGGAACATAAGGAATTACGATCTTTTCTCCTGTTTGCCCCGCATCAGTATCATAGCTAGTCGTGAATGCTTGCAATGGAGCAAGTTTCTTGGTGAACGCCTCAAGTGCGTTTGCAGAAATGATCTTTCCTGCTAAATCTGCGTCAATAGTAGTTGTCATAATTTTTGTGTTTTAGAGTTATCTTTTAAGTAATGCTTTCTTCAAGTCGCCCGAATTGTTTTTAGTGAAGTTTATTAGCTCTGATCCATTCATTTTCATGTATCGATCTTTTACTGACATTACTTTCTCTGCCACATCTTCGTTGTTTGCCTTCGGTGTTATCCGTTTAGCAAGACCGAGTTTATTTAAAGTTGTAAGTCGACCTAAAGCGTCCCCGTGACTTGCTTGCGTTGCTACAAGTGCATCTACTTTTAATGATAGTTCCTGTAAACCTTCAGCTAATTCTGCCATTAAGTCCAATGATGCTTCTTCGGGGCTACCTTCAGCTTCTGCTTCAGTTTCTTCTTCGGAAGATTCATCTGACTCTGTGTCCTCAATGGTATCTTCTGCTGCTAATGCAATATTTTCTGCCTCTAGTTCTGCGTCAGTAGTCGCATCCGTGTCGGTATTTTTTTCGTCTTCAGTCATAATGTGTGAGTTATATTTTGTTAGTGCTTTAAAAAGTCCCTTCTCATTACAGGCAGGTTCGTCAACAAAATCTGCAGAATAAATCTCAACAAATCGAACGACGGGCATGTCATACTTTGAGTCTTTAGGCTTTTCGTCCTCGGCAAACTTTTTAAAAGTTCCGTCTTTCAATGCCCAAAATAGTTCGTTTTCAAATACCAAGCTAATGCCAAAAGTCTCGGGAATCTCTGTAGCAATATCAAATAGTCTATTATACTTTTCGGGCTCATCTTTTTTGAATGACTCTAGTGCAACAAACTGCTTTGCCATTAGCCTATCTTCATCAATATAAAAGTCCTTAAAGAAACCTACTTGTTGGAGAATCCTATCTGATTCCAATGCCCCGTTATGAGTTAAAAAAGCGGGTATTTTATTAGGTGCAATCTCTAGTGCGCTTTGTAATGAGTCCCTGTCTACATACACCCCATGGCCTTTTGCTTCGCCCGCTTGAATCAAGCTTACTTCGCTCATTACTCCAACTGCCTCTGTTGCTCTTGCCTGTCTAAAAGCATTTTTATGACTAATTCTGTCTGCACTCATTTTTAATTTTTTAAGTTTGGCAATCGCCCATTCGACTCCGCTTGTTCCTCCCCATGCGTCCCACATAATTCCCCCGCATCCTTCGGAGTACGGAACATCTTTATGCTGTTGATGTCGCTTAAAGCTCGCCATCCTAGATATGGTTTCTCTTGAAATGTTTTTTCTGTCCGCAAGTTGCCTTGCACGAGTCCATCCAACTGCAGTCCCGCAACTCGACCCATTCTTTTCTTTCCACGCAATCGCTTTCTTCGCATTGTTGGAGGCTGATTTCGGATAGTCATTATAGGTCGGCATCGGGTTGTTCTTCAACTATAGGTTTCTTGTCAACCATTTCGGGTTCTTCGAGAGGTGCGTAAGAAAAACTACCAAAGGTTGTAATTGGATTCATTAAGTCTCTCCATGAGTCAAGGTCATATTGTATTGCCAATTCTTTTGCCTTGGAAATATCTTTTGCTTTTTGTGTAAAGATTTCCTCGGGTGTACTTCCGAACTGACCGCAGATAGTATCGATACTTACTGCACCCATTTGTAGGTATTGTGCATCGGCCGCAACTTGACTCGATCTGTTTATCCATCTAAATGCGGGCGATTGCCAAGGTACCTTATTTAGTTTTAGGTTAACTTCTGTATTGATCGTTAGCTCCTTCGATTCTAACGCATACTTGAGTCTCCAACCCCACCACTTATTTAAAGTTTGTTGCATGAATCTTTGTTCAGCCTCTATCGTGTTTTGATAAAGTAAAACCATGCCTTGCGATGCCGAAAAGCTTGTTTCTCCTATGGTCATTAAAAGGTACTCAGTAGGGATGCCTATTGTACTTCCGACTTTTCTTAATTTATAAACCAACCACTCGATTGCATTTACATTTGGTCGACCACTTGGTGAAATCACACTAACATCTTCTCCAGGCTCCAAGTAATGGAATCGCCCCGGCTCGAAATACTCCAATCGATCATCAGCCTCGGCGCGAGCCCCCAACTCGAAATCCAAAGCAGATTCTTTTTTCACCGCGGCTGATAAAGATGCGGAGGCTTTTGCCGAAATCATTTCAATGTTTTCGTACTCCTGTATATCCATTAAAACATCTACTGCGGTGGCAAGTTCGGGAACTCCTCGCAGTTGCCCTATGCGCATTCGCTTTGTGTGATGTATAAATCTGTCCGCGGGAATTAATTCGCTTTTAGCACGACCATTATCCCTAAGTTGTCCAATGTGGTATCCTGTAACGGCACCTACATCGTTTAGTTCTAGACCTTCTATGATACCCTTCTTTTCGCTTTGCTCCGATTCCTTGGGCATAAAGACGCTTGGAGTATCAACGCCAATTTGTTCGCCCGCAATAAGCTGAACCCGTCCATCATCGAGTAAAAGTAAACCGCCATCGCCATGAATTAATGGTAGTGATGAAAGTAACTTTTGAGACTCCATCATTGAAAGTCCCGAAACTTCGCAGTCGCTTGAGTAATCATCCCACCAACTTTCTAATTCTTTATCTAAAACAGGATCGCCTGTATCGGGTCTAGGTTTTAAGCCACGCCCAATTACATCCTCTTCACGCAGTCGGCAGATCGCTTTGACGCATGGGTTATTTCTTCTTTGATCGAGTAGGATACTAATCATCGACAACCTATCGCCCAATGGAAGTTCTTTATCCTCTGTAAAGATTCCTCCGTAAATTCTTTTTTGCTCCCTATATCGAGTATTTTTAGTAGCGTCATAACCAACGCCAATGCCAAAAGCATATCGGGTCGCTTTCTTTAACCTTTGGAAAAAATTAGCCTTCATCTTCGTCTGACCCTATCACCTCAGTCTTTTTGCTAAAATCGACAAGATTAAATCCTGTAGCCCTTGTACCCGAATCAGTTCGTGCCGCGATTCTTCGATTGTAGGTATTTATTAGTTTTTGTAAGTCGTTGCGCATTTCGTAAGTAACTGATCTTCCTCCAAGAGTATAACCCGAAAGTCCCGTGGTCATTAATTCATCAAGTGCGGTTTGCATTGCATCCCGAGAAGTGACTAAGTCTGCGACTGATTGTATGTCTGCCATTATCTATAATACATCTTACTATTATTGCTTATCGTCAACCTTCGAAGATAAACCCGTACGCTTTTGCCATCTTTTCGGGGTCATCAAATACACCCAATCGTAGGTTTTTCTTAAAAAACTTTTCCCGTCCATCAATTGCTCTTTGTACTACTCTCTTGCCTCCTGTGCCATAGTAGACTGTCTCTGAAGTAGATTCAAAAGTTAGCGTGTATTTACTTCCCGATCCTTTTTCCTCAACGCGAGTAACCTTTGCTCCGTAGTCGGGGTTTGTTTTGAATGCAGACTCTGCTTTTTTGTCGCCCTTCACTTTTATTCCCGCTTTTTTCGCAATAAATAAAAAAGTAGACTTTGCTAAACCTATTCTGCCTATCCTTCTTTCCTTCATTCCTTTGAGCCGTTTTTTAACTCTAGCAAAGTTTTCGGAAGTTAAATCGGTCGGGAGTTTAAACTTTCGATTGCCCTCGAATGTAATCTGTGAGACTAAGTCGGGCGATTGCTTTGGGTATGTAATTCCGTTATGTGGTTTTTCGGCATCCTTCATCTTTTGGACGCTCCCTTTTAATACAAATCTTTTTCCTATTTTGGATTTATTTGATGACTTGGTGTTGGCAATACATTGCTCTAGTACGCCCTTCAGTTCACCCTTTACCATTTTCTCAATATTTTCTTTGCCTACTTGCTTTGATAAAAGCACAAGCATGTGGTTGAAATTTGTGAAATCTAAATCGTATTCTTTTTTGTTTCGTTTTGCCATGAACCAACAATGAGTCTCATAATATAGATAATTGTCAACATAGGCAAAGCTATGATGCACATAGGTATTGCTAATATAAATATTCCGACAAACGATGCAGATGCAATTGCCCAATAGCAAGCGTCTCTCATTTGCCTACCAAATGCTTTTCCTTTTTTCTGATCTACCTCTATTTGACTCCTCATTGTTACTACTTCCTCCGTTTGCTCTGCTATCACTTGGGCTAAGTCCGCTCGTATCTTGTACCCTACCAAATCCAACCAATTTACTAAACGCGAGACAATACGTTTCGCAGTCCCAATAATGATCCCCCGCCCCACTTTTTGTTCTCCACTCAACTGATACTTCTCCTTTTTTGTTTACGCTTTCGTGCTGCCATTTTGAACTTAGTTGCTTAAGGTACATAATGTCGGGGTCTTTGTAAAGCCGCCAACCTTTTGTTTTTCCCGCTCGCCTTGCTCCTAATTCTCCTTGCCAAACCGTAACATCCAAATGAATTAGTTTTATTTTATGCTTTCCTTGTTTGCCCGATCCCGAAAACGGATCGATTTGATTAACCTTAAATGGGGTCGCCATCGACTTCCATCCTTTTATCCCTGTCCAACTTCTGCGTCGCAAGAATAATTGCTCGTAACATTCCTGTGCCCGATCCCCATACCCTGTATCCATCACCCCGTAGTGACACTCATAGGTCGCAAAAGCGTCATCAAGATCAGCAAATGTAGGAACCATCGAATGATCGATGAGATAGCTTGACCCGTCTTTATCAAAGCCTCTAACGATATAATAAAAATGTGATCTCTGAACATCAACCGACATAATTCTAAGCTCGCCTTTGATCGTACCTCTTTCGTACTCGCCCTCTAGTTCTTGTATCTTCTCGACACTAACATTTAATATTTCATCCTTCCAAGGTTCAGCAAGCCAACCCTGTACAAAGTTTCTAATCCCGTCCACATTGTCGTGTGCTTGAATCCACTTAACCATGATGTCGCTGAAAGTTAAGGTCGGAGAATACAGGCTATTTAAGTGATAACTTCGATGTTTATTAGAGCTAGATTGAGCCCGCCATTTACCTTGGCCCAACATTACTTGCTTTTGCTTATCATCGATAGGCTTATTACAAACTTGGCAGTAGTAGTAAGTTGTTTTGATAACCTCGTTTAGATTGTACCCATCGGGCGTTCGGGATTTCTCCCGATCATACCTAATCATAAAATCATCCCCGATCTTCCACTCAAAGCTTATCTCGTTCAAGCAATGCGGACAAGGCATCATGTATTTTCTTCTGTCTCCGTTTTGATACTCTCCCCATATCCCTGTTGTCTCTTCGAGTGGAGTTG